TCAAGGAGAAGATCAGTGCGATGAAGATAGCCGGCATCTCCCTCGGACTCGGCGGGGCCCTTCTTTTCATTCTGGCTCAGAAGATTGACGATCTGGCATACACCAAGATTGCCGTCAACAGTATGACTGCCACAAACAGCAGCAATGAAATTGGCGCAACAGTAACTGCATCTGATGTAACATGGACTTTAAATAAAGAACCTAAGACCCAGAAGATCAAATTTGGAGCAGAAGCAGAAGAAACACTGGATAAAGCGCTGCGAAAGAAATCTTACACCGGAAAGTCGCTCAAAACAAATACCAATATTGTATTGACTGTAACAGATGAGAGGGATGCAGTCGTATCCAGAACGGTTAGCATCACTTTCCAGCCAAAAGTATACTGGGGCAAGAGCAACAAGACACAGTTGGAAAATGCAGACATCCTTGCGTTAGAGGGTTCTTCGCTTGCAGGCGGCAGAGGACGCAGTTTTACAGTAAATGCCGGAGCAGGTGAGAAGATCGTGTATGCAATCCCTACATCATTCGGAACTCCGACTTTTAATGTCGGTGGATTTGACGGCGGATTTACAAAAGCGCAGACTCTGGAATTTACCAACGCATCCGGATATAAGCAGAGCTATGACGTATGGATGTCTGTAAACGCAGGACTGGGGTCTACAGCAGTCACAGTAAAATAAGGAGGTTTGAAAGATGGCACAGAGCATTGAAGGTGGTGTTGTAATCGTCAACACCTTATCCACAAAGAATAATGGAAATTATCCGCTGTGCATGGCGGAAAGCGTGCAGCTTGCGGAAGGAAAAACTGTAGAGCAGAAAATCGGTGAACTGGAGGCAGGCGCCGGAAACGAGATCATCACAGAAGATGAGATTAATGGATTGTTTTAAAGAAAAGGAGAGAGAAGAACATGGCAAAATTTTTAGATTTAACAGGACTTGGAACATTTAAAACAAAGATACAGGAATGGGTCAACAGTCGTCTAAACAGTGAAGTTACAATCAAAGTCGTAAAAGTAAACGGACAGGCATTAAGCCCAGACGGAAGTAAGGCGGTTAATGTGGATCTGTCCACCTATGCGATCAAAACAGAAGTAACAAAGGAAATCGCACAGGCAGTCAGCGGAATCAAGGGCTTTGATGCGCAGGTTGTATCATCCTTGCCGGAGGCAGGTGAAAAAGGAATCCTGTACCTGGTGGCAAACAGCGGATCCGGTCAGAATATCTACGATGAGTATTTGTGGGTAAACGGGAAGTATGAAAAACTGGGAACCCGCGAGATCGACCTGACGGCGTATGCAAAGAAAAGCGAACTTCCTACCAAGACCAGCCAGCTGACAAACGACAGCGGATTTCTGACAAGTGTGCCGGCGGAATATGTGACAGAAACAGAACTGACCGGGAAAGGATATCAGACAAGCGCCCAGGTGACACAGGCGATCACAAACGCCACAAAAGATATGGCAACTAATACAGGCGTAGACGAAAAGTTGGAAGGTTATGCTTTGAAAACAGAGATTCCTACTGTGGAAAGCATTTCAAACTCAGAGATTGATTCATTGTTTACCGCGTAAAGCGTAAAGGAGTGTGATAGAAGGAAATATTTGAGTTGGACAGGATTGCAGCATTTTTATGGGAAATACATTGAAAGTCCGTTTAAAACTGTGAATGAACAGTTAAAGAATGTTAAGGAAAGCATTGGAAACTTAGGAAACCTTGCGACAGCATCGAAAGAGAATTTAGTGTATGCAATAAATGAAATAAAGAGTGCACTATCATCCTTTGTAGAGAAAAAAGATATTGTGGATAATTTGACGTCACAGGCAGGTGATGCACCACTGAGTGCAAATATGGGCCGAGAGTTAAGCAGAGACATGAGTGTAGAGACGGAATGGAAGACTTATAACGAAAATAACTGGGAACTAAGATATCGGAAAAGCGGATACAAACGGTATCAGGTATACGTGATTTATACAGACAAAAATGGATCGCACGATAACAAAGACAGACTAATTATGCGTGGATGCCCATTTACTCCAGATGGAGACCAAAGGTTAGTGATGTTAATGAATGTTGCACAGCAAATTGTAGGAACGGGAAATATACAATTCAGAACAAACAGAAACGTTACATTGTCTGCTGAAGAATATGGCAGTCCTGTTACGTATGAGTGCTGTGGAGAGGTAATTGTGCAATAAGGAGACAGAAATGACAGATACAGTTATAGTAGCAATTATATCTCTGCTTGGCACTTTGCTTGGAAGTTTCGGGGGAACGCAGCTTGTAAAGTACCGGATAGAGCAGTTAGAAAAGAAGGTAGAGAAGCACAACTCTATTGTAGAAAGAACATATATTTTAGAGGAAAAAGTGAAAGTAGCAAATCATAGAATTGAGGATTTGGAAAGGAAAAGTGAGGAATGATGGAACAGGTTATGAATTATGTGAAACCAGAATTGATCGTAGTAGCAGTAGTGCTGTATTTTATCGGGATGGGATTAAAGCATGCGCAGACAGTAAAGGATAAGTACATCCCGCTTATTTTGGGCAGTCTTGGCATTGTCCTGTGTGCAGTATGGGTGTTTGCTTCTTGTCCGATCAGTACCGGGCAGGAGATCGCAATGGCGGTATTTACAGCAATCGTACAGGGGGTTTTAGTGGCTGGTCTGAGTACATATGTGAATCAGACGATGAAGCAGATGAGTAAGGAAGAGTAAAATAGATTGAACCATGCAGAAAAGCATGATATGATAAAAAATAGAACAACCGTGTTACAGGGTGGCTGACCTCTATTCTACATAGAATGGGGGTGGTGCTGATGGACAAAAAACCGTTTGACTTTAAAGATCTTATGGCATTTGGAATGTTCATTCTGGCATTGCTGACATTCGTATTTACGTTTATCAGATAATGTTTTAAGCATAGAAAAACCACCCTCATAAAACTTTGACCGGTTTTGGGTGGCATTTTCTATGTACACTATTTAATCTGGTCAACCCCTTGTGGGCGGTTGTTCCTTTTAATTGTATTATAGAGCAGTTGAACAGATAATTCAACACATTTTTTGGAGAGCTTGGAAACAGGCTCTCTTTTATTGTGCGACATCGCACGGAGGAGGTGAGATCATGAGCGAACAGAACGAATTTGGAAGAACAACAGCAGAAGAACTGGAAAAAGCATTTGAGACAGAAGAACAGGAGGAACAGGAGTAATGAAAATCGGTTTAAGGGGAGGACACTCTCCAAATTGCAAAGGCGCGATCGGTCTGATCGATGAGCAGGCAGAAGTACGGAAAATCTACAACGAGCTTGTACCAATGCTACAGACAGTCGGTCATACTGTGGTTGATTGTAATTCCAACGCATCCAATGTGTCCAGCGAGTTGGCAGACGGCACAAATAAAGCGAATGGAGCAGGATGCGATATCTATGGTACCCTGCACATGAACGCTGCTGAATCTCCGGAAGCAGGAGGCGTAGAGGTGTGGTTATATGATGCATCCAATCCGACTATGAACATGATTGCAAGTAACATCTGCAAGAATTTTGAAGAAAAAGGATTTGTTAACCGCGGTGTTAAATATAGTTCCGGCTATCACGATCTGAACGCATCAAATATGCCAGCTATGATTGTGGAGACATTATTTTGCACCGGAACAGACGATGTGGCCAGATACAGGAGCTTAGGAGCAAGAGGAGTTGCAGAACTAATCGCAAAGGCGATCGACAGCAAAGCATCCGCAGGAAGCGGACATGGAAACAAGCAGAATACAGAAGATCAGGAAGGAGAAGAGATTATGCAGTGTATGTTTACGGTGGAAGGAAAAGGATGTGTTTATTGGATGCATGATGGAGTTGTGACAGCTTTAGCACATCCAGACGAGTTAAAAATCATTCAGCAGGTCTATAAGGATAACTTTGGGCATGATATGCCATGCTACAGTTGGGGCAAAAATGCACCATGGCATGTGAGACTGATGAACCCATTGTATCGTGAACCGGTTAAATCTATTTAATAAAAACCCCCTCGGAGATTAGCTCTCTGAGGGGCGAATATTGTATCATTTTCGTGTATATTTATAATATGTAAAAATATTATAGGTTATTGCTATTTGGTGGCCCGGACGGGGAGCTCGCTGCATCGATGCGGTATTTATCTCAGCGGTACACCATGCCATATAAAGAGGTGACAGCAACACTTACGGATATAGGCACGGAGGAACTGGCCCATATGGAAATGATCTGTGCCATTGTGCACCAGCTGACGAAAAATCTTTCTCCGGAAGAAATTGAGAGATCCGGGTTTGCTCCATACTATGTAGATCATACTCTGGCATTGTGGCCACAGGCTGCAAGCGGAGCACCGTGGACTGCAACCTATTTTCAGTCAAAAGGTGATCCGATTACAGATCTTCATGAAGACCTCGCTGCAGAACAAAAAGCCCGTACGACTTACGATAACATTCTCAGGCTCGTAAAAGATCCGGAAGTCTGTGATCCGATCCGTTTCCTGCGTCAGCGTGAAATTGTGCATTACCAGAGATTCGGTGAAAATCTTCGAATCGTACAGGAACATCTGGACAGCAAAAACTTCTATGCATTCAATCCTGAGTTTGATAAAAATCCGAATTGCGGATGTAAGCGCTCATAAAAAATCAGGCGGAGTTATGAGAATAACTCTGCCTGATTTTTTATTCGAAAGGGCATTTACTTTTTTCGGGAAGTTTTGTATAATGAAAAATAGTAGTTGCACGACGGGGTGTGGCTCAGTTTGGTTAGAGTGCACGGCTGGGGGCCGTGAGGTCGCAGGTTCGAATCCTGTCACCCCGATTGATCACAAGTTGGACACTTTGGCGAGTGTCTTTTTTTGTTCGATTTTGAAAAAGGCAATTATCGGGTGGAGAAATATTCCCGCGTCTGCTATAATCGGTAGAAGAGGAAAACAGGGGAGACAGGGAGAAGTAAGATGGAACAAAGGAAAAAAGTACTTATTACCAACCTTTATTTTCAGAAGTTTACAGGATCTGAGCTGCATGTGCTGGAGTTTGCACATCTGTTCAAAGAAAAGGGATATGATGTGGTGATTGCTGTATATAAGAAGTCTTATCCACTTCTGCAGGAGCTGGAAGAGGGAATCACAGTGATTGAATGTCAGAAAGAGGCACTCAAAGAGATGGAATTTGAGATTGTCTTTATCCAGCATTTCCCGGTGTTTGATTATCTTGTGAGCCGGTACGGATTAAAATATAAACGAATGGTTGTCTCGAAGCTGAGTGTGATCAATGCCATGGAGAATCTTCCGGTCTGTACGCAGGAAGCGGCATTCATTCTGTGTGTCAGTCCTGAATGTGCAGATATGGTAGCCATGCAGGTTCCGGAAGGAACGAAGATACGGGTTTTTCAAAACTGTGTGGAAGCAGAGTATTTTGAAGGAAGCAGCGAGTATGCAGGATACAAAAGAGCATTGGATAAGATCGCGATCATTTCCAATCATATCCCGCAGGAGCTTTTGGAGCTCAAGGAAAAGATGGGCGGGTATTATCAGGTGGATCTGATCGGACTGGGGTATCGCACGGAACAGGTGAATGCAGAGTTTTTGCAGCAGTATGATCTGGTCATTACGATTGGAAGAACCGTACCGAGGTGTCTTGCAATGGGCGTTCCGGTTTATGTTTATGATTATCTGGGAGGTCCCGGATATCTGACAGAAGCCAATTTCAATCTTGCTGAGCGGAACAATTTTTCGGGAAGAGGATTTGAGAAAAAGACATCAGATGAACTGTTAAAAGAGATCAAGGAAGGATAGGGCCCGGCAGGAGAGTGGCTGCCGCTCTGGCAGAAGATCGCTGCGGTGGATTATCAGTATGCCAGCCGGTTTGATGAGATGTATGAAGAACTGATGGCATCTCCGGAGCTTACAGAATGCAGGACATACTATTCGGGAATTGAAGCAGAGAGAATGAAATTCTACAGTGATATTGTATCCGGATATATCAGTGGAAAAGAATGTCAGGAATCTAAGTGTTACTATGATATCGGAAACGGTTTCTGCGAGGAGGACAGTGAGACATGGCCGAGTATGTCAGGATATAAGATTCAAAAATCCTGGCTTCTGGAAAATGCAAAGATGATGCGCTTTGATCCATGCAATGCAGCATGCCGTTGTGAAATCTGCAGTGTGAAGATCAATGGAAGATCTGTGGAGCACGAGATGAAGCCAGTCAATGCAGTTTCTACAGATCGTGGAAAGAGTCTCTTTCTGACGGATGATCCGCAGTACCTGATGGATATTCCGGAGTTGGACGGCGGACCTGCATGGCTGGAAGTAGAATACCGGTTTGATATTCTTTCCGAACAAGAGGAAAAAAACTACTATTGCGAAAAGATAAAAGATCTGGAGGAGCAGCTGACAAAAGCCCGGCATCAGTTGTGGGAAGAACGGCGCAAGGCCACTTCATTCGGAATGAAGAAAACGAGAAAGTAAGGTTTTTCTTGGATTTAAGTATAGCATGTGATATATTAAAAGGCGTTGTTGCGGGCAGGATAATGTCCGGATCTGAAAAAAGAGTCTACATAACCTGTCTGAAAACTGGGAATGTTAAGGACAGGTTACATAAGTTTTAAGAGGAGATATACAGTATATGTGTGGATTTGCAGGATTTGTAGGAGAAGTTGAGAACAGAGAACAGGTGCTGGAGAATATGATGGATACGATCATCCATCGCGGACCGGACAGTTCCGGCAAATTTGTGGATGAAGATGCGGCACTTGGATTCCGGCGTCTTTCAATCATTGATCTTTCAGAGAGCGGAGATCAGCCATTATATAACGAGGACAGAAGCAAGGTGCTTGTATTTAACGGTGAGATCTATAACTATCAGGAACTGAGAGAAGAACTGATTCAGGCTGGACATACATTTGTTTCCAATACGGATTCGGAAACTTTGATCCACGGATATGAGCAGTGGGGAGAAGAACTGGTTTACCGTCTTCGCGGAATGTATGCATTTGCAATCTGGGATCAAAAAGCAAAAAGACTGTTTTCAGCGCGGGATATTTTTGGTATTAAGCCGCTTTATTATGCGCAGATGAATGGAACATTGATGTTTGGATCAGAAATCAAATCTTTTTTGGAGCATCCGAAGTTTGATAAAGTGTTTAATGAAGATGCATTGGGAAATTACCTGTCTTTTCAGTTTGTTCCGACTAATGAGACGTTCTTTAAAGGTGTGTTCTGTGTACAGCCGGGACATTATTTCATTTATGAGAACGGGAAAATGACGATCAAACGGTATTTTGAACCAAATTTTACAGGAGATACGACAAAATCCTTTGAAGAAGTTGTAGATGACATTGAAAAAGTCATGAAAGAGTCTGTGGAGATGCACAAGATCAGTGATGTAGAAGTTGCATCATATTTATCCAGTGGAGTGGATTCCAGTTATCTGACATATTTAGGGCAGGTGGATCGTACCTTCACGGTTGGATTTGACGAAGGAAAATACAGTGAGATCCAGGATGCAAAAGAGTTTGCGGCAAGCATCAATATGAAAAATGATGCAAAAGTCATCACTCCACAGGAATACTGGGACAATCTGTCCGATATCCAGTATTATATGGATGAACCGGTGGCAGATCCTGCGGCGATCGCACTTTATTTTCTGAGTCAGGAAGCGGCAAAAAAGGTAAAGGTTGTACTTTCCGGAGAAGGTTCGGATGAATTGTTCGGAGGATATAATATTTACTGTGAGCCTCTGGAGCATACTTCGTTTAATAAAATTCCAATGCCGATCAGACGAATGCTTGGAAATTTTGCAGAGAGATGCCTTCCAAGAGGCATGAAAGGAAGAGGCTTCTTGATGCGTCACGGAAAAACTCTGGAAGAACGTTATTTTGCCAATGCGACGAATATTTTTACAGAGAGAGAAGCGAACCGTATTTTGAAAAAAGGCTGCAAGCCGGGAATTCAGAAGGTGACTGCACCACTGTATGAGCGCGTGAAAGACAAGGATTCTGTGACCAAGATGCAGTATGTGGATATGCATCTCTGGCTGGTACATGATATTCTGATGAAGGGGGATAAGATGGGAATGGCCAATTCTCTGGAAGTGCGTGTCCCGTTTTTGGATAAAAAAGTACTGGAGCTTGCCCAGACACTGCCGTTGCATTATAAAGTGAGAGCACCGAAGACAAAAGTAGCACTTCGCGGGGCGGCAGAAAAGGTGATCCGCAGTAAGACTGCAGAGAAGAAGAAACTGGGATTCCCGATTCCAATCCGGGTATGGCTCAAAGAAGATGCGTATTACAATCGGGTAAAAGAAATGTTTCTTTCTGATGCGGCAAAAAAATTCTTTGATACAGAGCTTCTTGTGAAAATGCTGGATGAACACAAGCATGCAAAACATGCAAATGAAAAGACAGATAACAGTCGGAAGATCTGGACTGTCTACATTTTCCTTGTATGGTATGACCGGTTTTTTGAACATGGAAAACCGGTGCATCCGGCAATGAGCGCAAGATAACCGAGTAAAATAAAAACAGGGGAGATGTTATGAGCAGCAAAACGGTACAGCCGATTCGCAGAAGAGAGCAGGGGGAAACGAAAAGCAGACGTTCTGCCAGACAGAAACGGGAGAAAAGAGAGAGTGCGCAAAGCAGTGCGCCGACCACGTATTTTGACTATAATCTGATGCTGGTCATTATATTTTTGACTTGCTTTGGACTGATTATGCTCTATAGTGCCAGTGCGTACAGCGCTCAGGCGGATTTTCAGGATGACATGTCCTATTTTATCAAACAGGCAATGATCAGTGCGGGCAGTTTTGGAGTTATGTTGGTCGTTTCCAGGATTGATTATCATGTTTATGGAGCTTTTTCTTTTGAAATCTATGTGTTTGCCATGATTATGATGGCGCTGGTGCAGACGCCTCTTGGAACAACGATCAATGGAGCCAGACGATGGATCCAGCTTCCGGGAAATATGACATTGCAGCCATCTGAGATTACAAAGATCGCGATTATTTTGTTTATTTCCTGTGAGATCTGTAAGATGGGAAGAAAAGTCAATGACTGGCTTGGAATCCGGAGACTTCTGATCTATGGCGGGGTGGCAGCAGGTGGAGTGTTTATTCTTACAGACAACTTAAGTACAGCCGTGATCGTAATGGCAATTACCTGCGTTTTGATTTTTGTGGCACATCCGAAGACAAAGCCATTTTTGATGATCGCTGCCATAGGAGCAGGGATTTTGATCGTGATAGTGGCCATACTTGCGGTTTATGCGACGAACAGTGATAATTTCCGAATCGGAAGAATCACAACATGGCTGGATCCGGAAGGGCACTCGGATGGCACCGGCTTCCAGGTGCTTCAGGGACTGTATGCGATCGGATCCGGGGGATTTTTCGGAAAAGGTCTTGGAAACAGCACGCAGAAGCTTGGTATGATCCCCGAAGCGCAGAATGATATGATTCTGAGCGTTATCTGCGAAGAACTTGGCGTTTTCGGAGCAATCGTAGTATTGATCCTGTTCGGACTTCTTCTATATAGATTGATGTTTATTGCAAGGAATGCACCGGATCTGTACGGCTCACTGATCGTGACCGGAATTTTTGCACATATCGCGCTGCAGGTGATCTTAAATATCATGGTTGTAACGAACATGATCCCGACAACAGGTGTTACGCTTCCGTTTGTCAGTTATGGAGGAACTTCGGTTCTGTTCCTGATGACGGAGATGGGACTTGCCCTGAGTGTATCCCGGAGAATTAAGCTTCAGACAGAATAGGAAAAGCAAAAGATGTAAAAATGTCTTTTCATCCGACACAAAGTGTGGTATATTAAGTAACGTAGTATTGAAAACCACATATAATAGATGGTGGAAAAAGAAAGTGTGGTTTGGGAGGAAAGACATGAGCTATAAGGTAATTGTTGACAGTTGCGGAGAATTTACGCCGGAGATGAAAGCAGACGGAGGATTTGAACACGTTGCTCTCGGAATTCAGATAGAAGACACTCAGTGGACAGATGATGACAGCTTGAAGCAGGAAGAGCTGCTTTTAAAGATTGCAGAAAGTACATCCTGTGCGAAGACATCCTGTCCGTCTCCGGAAAGGTATATGGAAAGTTATCACTGCGATGCCGAACGTATTTATGTGGTGACACTATCGGCAGAATTGAGCGGATCATATAACAGTGCGGTTCTTGGAAAAAATCTGTATGAAGAAGAATATGGGGAAAAACAGATTCATGTATTTAATTCACGCTCCGCTTCAGTAGGAGAGACTTTGATCGCATTGAAGGTTCAGCAGTGTGAAAAGGCCGGGATGACGTTCGAAGAAGTTGTGGAAAGTGTAGAGTGTTATATTGAGGAGCAGCACACGTATTTTGTACTGGAGAATCTGGATAC